AGTTTAACTTACGAGGTTTAACGATAGATAACAAGATATAACAAAACCCCTTCAAATCAACGTTTTGTTTTACGGGATTTAACGAGGTATAAACAAATAACGGAAACGGAGGGATAAATTTAATTTTCTAAACAACTGTAAAAAGGCTTAACTACAGTATTTTTAGAGATTTATTTTCTGACTAGACCTAAATAAGTATAACTATTTTGACACGTATTTGACACGTGCACACAAAAAATTACCACGCTCATAAAGAACGTGGTTAGTAAATAAATACATGAAAAACTGAGATGAGAGAAAAGTTAAATTGTATATATATAAATTAGCACATTAAAGAATATAAAGTAAATGGTTAACTAAAAATAATATCTTTATATTAGATTTCACATAAAAAAGGATAGCCATTAAGACTACCCTTCTGTGAAATGACTAGCAAATTAATTATAACATAGTTGTGACAGAAATTGTTGCGTTCGCAAAAATAACCACGCTCATAAAGAGCGTGGTAGCAAAAAAATTATAAAGGAGTATAAAAAATTAAATTGTATGTAATTTAATTATAGCACAGACCGTGTAACCAATGTAGTGTTAAACCATGTTTTTTTAATATCAATCTAACATCTTCATATTATAGACATAATTAATTGTAATTTATAAGAGGGTAGCCATAGCAACTACCCTTGTATAATGACGTGGTAATTGTATTATAACAGATTAATTGATTGTACCCCACAATTTCCCTAAACTGTCATTTGTTTTATTCCATGTTCTCACAGCTAACCAAACGTCATTACCATTATAAGCTGTATAACTCACCCAAACGTGACCGTCTTGTTTACACACAGTGTCATATTTTATTGTTTGACCTGGCTGTAATACACCGCTCACAGGACAACTTCTAAACGGCCCAACATAATGAGTTTTAATAGGAGTGTTTGGCGTAAAGCGAGCTATTTCTGATTTGTAATAAGTTCCATACTTATTGATTTTCCAACCGTTTATATCTCGTCTATTAGCTGGAGTGGAAGCACTGCCAGGTTTGTTTTTAACTGTAGTAACTTTAGGTGTACTACCTTTCATATATGCCCTAATTTGCTTAATGAAGTAATCTTTTAACTTAAGTTGTGTTGCCTTAGTCCATGCTTGTTTTGTTGGATCAATGCCAGCATGTAATTTAGCAGAACGATGAGGACAAGCTGTATAACTAAATTCATTGTGTAAACGAACAGTATTTCTGTTAGCTGGTAACCCCCACTTTTTAAGTTTATGCGCTGCGAATTTAAGAGCTGTTTGTTCATTTTTAAGGAAATCTTTATCTCCAACGTACATTGATTGGTCAACTTCGATTCCGTAGAATTCAAAATTACCAGAACCTGGTTTTACTCCATCTTTAACATGCCAAGCAATTCTATCTTCTGATATAGCTTCCCAAATACCATTTCTATCAGCGTACGCATGAGCTATACCTCTTGCCAACCTATTGTAATCAGCGTTTACCAAATTGTTGTAGTATTGTTTAGAATTCATTGTACCGGCATCATTATGAATGACTACACCTTTAGGTTTACGACCTCTCTTAGTCATATTCCAACCTTTTATATGATGCGTGTTAACTTTGATGCTACTACTTTTCTTAATTGACTGTTTAGGAGCTGATTTTACATCTTTTTTAGGTTCTTCTATTTCTTTTGCTACCGGTGGAACAATAAAGTGTGTTAAACCATAATAGTTATCCCATCGTAAGCTAGGCTTTTTATTAGCCCAGCCATTCCAATTTTGTTCTAAAATTTGGAAGCTATTCGTATTACCGCCATTATATACAATACCAATGTGACCATATTGAGCATAAGTGCCACTTGTAAATACTGCAATCCAACCCTCTTTAGGTATCGTAGATGGCTTGTTCTCTACAATCTTCCACCCTTTAGGGAATTTATTTATTATAGAGCTTTTAGCATCGCCCCACATCTCTGTTTGATTATCAGTTAACCACATTACATAATCTATCGCCAAGTCCATACACTGTGCGTGATAAGCACGGTCTTTATCAATGCAACCTGGCTCCATAGCACCAAAGGAAGCATCATAACTGGTCCAACGTTTAACTCTGTATGGACTATCTACTACACCGTTTTTATAATCTCTTAAGCGTTTATTGATTTGAGATTGTGTTTTCATCTGGAGCTCCTCCTCCACCGTTGTCAAATTCGAATTCTTCTTCATCAGAATCATCAGTAAACGGTTCGTTAGTGTCGAAAACTTCAGGTTTCACTACCCCTGACTCACTTTTAAACTGTACAGGGTGCGTTTTTTGATTACGTGGTTTATTTAGTTCTAGGTCGATACCAGCATCAGCAACGCCTTTAGTGTTAGGGTTTGTAACAATACCTAAAGCTACAAGTATTGTAATAATACTTCCCAGAATACTACTGATTGTTTCAAGTTCACTTGATATATCTATACCAAATGCTTCGGTTACTTGTTTAGCAAATAATAATACAGCACCTACTAAAGCTGTGAGTGTTGTTCCGTTTTTAAAACGATTAATCCAGTTAATTTTCAAAAAATACATCTCCTTTATAGTAAAATAAAAGAGCCTAGGATTTATGTCCCAGACTCTAATATATTAATTTAAATGTTTACGTGCTTCTTTAGGAATGTCATCTTTTTTAACTTCTTCATAACTTTTAACTGTATCTAATTTTTGTTTAATTTTTAAATAGTGATTGAGTTTTAGTCTTTTCATTCCTACATATTTGATTTTTTTACTGTTACCTTTTTTATCATAACCTGTTGTTTCGTATACATGAGTTTGATCTGCATCTTCTTTAGGCTTTTCTTTTACTGGTTTAGTAGTTTTTACATAATATTCTTTTGTCGGCTCAAGAGGGTTCTTCATATTCAAACTTTTTACATTTTCATTACTTGGATGATAATCACCGTAAATTCTCAATCCGAAAAGTAATCCCATTACTAATAATATAATGATTATTATAGGAATTAATAAAATTTTTAAATCTCTCATTAAAGAACTCTCCTTCAATTTAATTACAACTTAATTGTAGAAGATTCTAATGAAAATTGCTTTTATCTATTCTTACAAAATGACATCTTAAACTTACAAAATTGAAAGATTTTAAAGTTATATATGCTTTACTATGATTTTTTCTTTAAATACCACTTTAATTAATCACATTTTTTAAAAAGTCGAACAATGGATGGATAAGCCAAGCCACACCACCTCCACCAACAAATATACCTGTAGCTTTTAAAATAAACTCTTTATTTTCTTTACCTTTCTCTTTTGCTTCTTGTTCTTCTTGACTTAAATGTTCCCTAAACATTCGAGTATCTTTTTCGACGAGAGACAATCGTTGACCTTGTTCTATGATTTGTCGGTTTGTCTTTTTCTGTTCAGCACTCATCTCTTTAGTTGCATCTACCATTTGATTAAGTGTAGGTTTAAATTCTGCTAATAGCACACTTAAATTGTTATAATTATTCGTATGTTTTTCATCGACTTCTCTTATTCTTTTATGAATCTCATCTTTATCGTCATAGTAACTTTGAGGTAACTCATTGTTTGGCATAATGCAACACTCCAAAGTAAGCATAACCACCACACGTTAAAGTAGTTAAAAAGTAAATGAGAGGTGACATCCAATTTAAAGAATCACTAATACCAGCTAACGTAATGACAAAGAAAAACACAGAACAAATAATCCCTCCTAAAATAAGAGTGATACTATAAACTTTGTTAATATTCCTATAAGGTAAAGCCATAGCTGCAATTGCTAAACATAAACCTCCTATAAAGAATGGAATACCCCAAATACTTAAGGGTATTATTTCATTAATACTGCTATACAATGGACTTTTATCGACTTGAGTTTCAGAAGCAAATATAAAAAAAGAACCTCGAGCCATACCTATTGTTCCAATAAATAATAAAGAAATAACATTAATATATTCCATTTCAGTCATACTGTGTGTTTTCTTCATGTTTCTACCCACTTTCTATCATTAAGTGCAGCACAAATAGCATTAGCATAATAATACATATCTTCGGTCCAACTATGTGTATTTTCTCTATTCTTTTGACTAAAATCGTTTCGACTAAAAAATTCTTTTCTTTGTTGAGTCGATATTTCAATCTGTACACCCATGCCATAGGCATTTTTGTTGGTTATATTATTAATTTCTCTGCCCGCAATTCTGTCAGGAGCGGCTTTCACATTAAAACCTGAAACTTTTAAATTGTGAGTAATAAGTGATATAAGTCTTTCATCTAGTCCACCAATATAACTATTCGCTTCACTGCTTGAATAACCATGTATGGCTATCGTTACATTCATAAATTGATTCCAATATAATAAATTGGGGTTATCATAATTTGTTGAAGTGACGTGTAGAGTTCTATTGTTTTTCGGTTTTAAACCTTTAAAAGTGAAATAGTTTGAATTCGATAATTCTGCAACCAATAAAGCTAATTCAGAAGTACCGCACTCTATACCACCTCCGTGTATAGCAGTTATAAGTGATTTACTATTTCTATCTTGTGTCTCAATCATCCAATCTTTTTCATTTCTCACAAGTTCAGTCATAGATTTATAAGTATCCATCACTTTATTCACCTCCTTTATCTATCATTCTTATTTCTCCATAAATATAAGCTTCACGACTTACTGACCACTGATCGCTCTGAGAAATATAAACTTTAACATCTCCATTAGGTTCAATAGTTAATTGAGCACCACAAGCTTTAACAGGCACCGATCTTAGGAACGCAGTTTGCGTACTTGTAATTAGTTCACTCGGTAACTTCGCTATAACAGTTCCACTTTTAAAGTTGTCAGCGTTAATTCTTAAAATCACTTCCTTGTAGTCTTGATGTTGAATGATTTTATAAGCGCAATTAAAACCATTTTGTCCTTCAGCTTTATAATGTCTATTTTTTATAGCTCCATTAATCAAATCATATTCAATCCAGTCTGAAGATTCAGGTAACTTTTCTTGTATTTCAGTAATGATTTTACGATGTTCATCAATTGTGACGTATCCCTCTTGATTTAATATATTTTCAATATTCCTAACTTCGATTCTTAAATCTTTTAAATATTGACTTCCTTTTGTGTCAATTTCGTTGTCATATTCTTCATAAAGATTTTGAATTGTATTTTTAGCCGCGTTAAGAGATTCCTCGACGTCTTTTAAACTTTTACTATGCTGTTGATTAAGTATATCCAATCCTTTTTTTGTTTCAATCTGAATCTTTGTAATTCCTTCATCACTTGCATCTTTCACTTTAACAACATAATCTTCTAAATTATCTAATTGTTCTTGTATTTCAGTGGCTCGTGCATTAATTTGTCTTTTTAATTCATCAAACATACGGATATATTTAATTTTAGTTGCACCATTAATTTTATTTATTATTGCGTCACCCACTTCGAATTCAAATTCAGTTAAAACTGCAGTTGATGATTTATCGCTATCTACCTGATTTCGATGGTTAATCGAAATATATATTTGACCTATAACAGTTGTATTCGTTGAAGCTTGTAAGAATTCAATAGGTATAGTTACTTCAACAACACCATTTAAAGGGTCAATAAAACGTACATCTTCTACTACTTGATTAGAACTGTTAGAGGACTCAAGATATATGTACGTTTCAGTGTTTTCTTCACTAATTAATAAAGGCTTTTTGTTTTTAGTCACATAAAACCTTAAAACAGCAGTTTTATCATCTAAATTATAAAAACCGATACCTTCATCAGATATCGGTTTTAAGTAAGGTTCATTTTTAACTTCAATTTTACCAATCTTTTTTAATTCCATTATTTTTCCTCCCCATTTATAACGTTTCTTAAATCATCATCGTATATAGTATTAGGGTAAATTTGTGTGAACGTATCTTCTTTAAGATTACCGTATTCTCCAGATTTTAATATCTGAATAGAGTTAGCAGAATGTGTAGGAGTGAACTTCGCAAATAATTTAATTTGTTTGATTGTTACAACACCAGCACCTTTTTTCTTAACATCTAGTACCGGCATTACTGTATCAGTACGTTTTGTACCTGGTTCAGTAATCGTCGACATTTGAACTCCAGCAGCTGCGTAAATAGGGAAGGTCGTATTTCCTTTGTTGAGTCTATGTTCAATTGAAAATAGATTACGTTTTCTACTTTTACCAAACCCAAAGAATGGATGATAATTTTGAACAATATTAGGACTAATCCCCACTGTAACATCTCTATCAACGTTTATAGTCACATATCCATAGAGCTCTACAAATCCATTTGCTAAAACTTTGAAACGCTGCTGACTCATCATTATACGTTGCCATTCATTCCTTTCTGCACGTAGGGTAATGACTTCAGACGTTTTATTGTTAAATCTATCATCATATACCATCACTTTAATGAAAGGATCTAATGATGTTTGACCATTTTGATAAGATTCAAATTGTGCCATTCTGAAAATTACATTACCAACCCAGCGTACTGAACGTCTCATTTCTTCGGGACTTTTCTTTTCACCGACACGTTTTTCATTTATTTCTGAAAGATATGACGTTGTTTTATTTCGGATTCCTACCCAATTACTAAAAGATGATAATGTACTGGAACCCCAAACAACGAGGTCTCCGTTACTTTTTAAATTGTTAATGAGATGAGTCATATTATTGTTTTTTTGATTGGCCCAACGCGGATAAAATAAGCAGTAATCATTATTTACTGAAATAATATCATGCAAATCTAAGTGAGCAGTTAAATTATCTATACGTTGAACTAAGCTACGCATATTTTGTGATTCTTTTTCAGAAAAAGGACTTTTACCTTTGAAGTTAGATTTATCAGGATCTGTCCCTTTACCTGCCTTCCAGTTATAATCAAAATTTCTGTTTAAATCTACATTGTTCACATTCTCTCTTTTTTGATTTGCGAATCCCCACGGGTTAACCATAGGAACATAAATTAAACGTACATTTTTTCTTAAGTAAGTTAGTTGAGGATACTTTTCCCACTGATTGACCAATAGGTTGAGTATATGGCACATATCAAAAAATCCAGTAGTTTCATTACCGTGTATACATGAAGTAATAAGTAGCGTTTTATTGTAATTTTGTGGTTCAAACGTAAATTTGTACACATTATATTTTCCTGATGTATCTTCTCCTATAACTTCTTTTGTAACGTATTGATTATCAACTAAAGGGTTTAAAAATGCTTCAATATGGGCTTCTGGTTCCCAATTATTTGGTGTCCCATTTTCTCCTAATCTATTTCCTGATATATATGGAGGATTCCAAATAAAGTCAACTGCACCATTAGAATGTATTTCTTTATCTAATTTTCTGTTAATTCCTAAAAAGTCATGAAGCAGTCTTTCTTGCAACAAGGGGTGTACGGTACCATCTATTGATACTCTGGCTTGTTTTGTTTCAGCTATACCGTCTCCATTTGCTCCTAAAACAAGCCCATTAATATTACCGTTAAGATAATCTAAAAATGCAGAAACGTTTGTATTTCTATAATCAACCTGCATGGCTTGATGTGCATGAAGCTTAGTTTCTGTGTGTGCGCGATGCTGATGATCTAATTCATTATAATAATTAAGTATTGTTCTAAAATTATTTATCATCTTGGTTCTAAATGTGTGTCCTATTTGAATAGGAAAGTCTAAAGTTAATAACATTTTATGAACCTCCTTTTATTCCTTCTCTAAATGAGATATTATCTTTTTAAGTTCTTCATTTTCTTTTTCCAAAATTTCTATTTTATCTAAGTAAACACCTAAACCGATGACTGCCTCTATGTGCGTGACTGGAAAATATTCTTCTCCATCTCTATCTTGTAGATATCTTATCGATACTTCTTTACTCATCAATCAATACACTTCCTACTGTTTCGTTATATTCCTGTAACACATTTAAAGAATAGTCACTAGTTTTGAATCCTTTTTTCATAAGATTATTAACCTTTCTTAACCTACGATTGAACTGTGATTGCATTTTTATAATATCTTTCTGAGCATTACTGAATTCCACTTCAATAGGCTGCGAAACAAGGGGGTGATATTCAGTAAGTTTGACAACTTTTAAATCAGTATTAAATCCGATAGGTTGGTGTATAAATCGAATAGTATTATTTTCATGAATACTTTCTAATCCTAAATAATTCGTTGCTACTTCGATTGTTGGAATATCATCAAGTGTTTCTTTTAATTTCTTCTTTAACTCTGATTGACTTGTAATATTATCATCATATATTGTAGGGGCTTCTGATTTACCATATTGCTTATAATATGGAGACTTATATTCAGCATATACATGATAAATATCTTTACCTTTAAGAACTGCAGTTAGATTTAAAACACTACTTTTACTCGTACCAACATACATGACTGGATTAGACTTCTTATAATCAATACCAGGTTTTTTCGATTTAAAAACGCCTCTAAAAGTATGTTTACCTTTTGATAAACCTTTAGCTAAAATCACTTTTTGCGTCGAAGCATGAGCGCTATAACAATCAAAAGTCCCTTTCGACTTATCATCAATAAATACTTCGATAATTCCACCTTTAGGTCCTTTTTTTAGATTCCAAGTTAAGGTTTCATTTCCCCACTTACAATCAAATGTCTTATAAAAGGAATCTCCTATATGTTCAGTAGACCAAGTCCCTTCTTTATTAAAATTTCCAGAGTATGAGAAGTCTTTAGGCTTTATAGGTTTATAGTTTTTCGTTTCGGATTTTGACTTTTTCTTTCCATATCCTTGAATGTAGGTGCGTAATTCAGTTGTGATTGTTTTAGCCGAAACCGAACTATTATTATATTTATAAACTAATATTTCACCTGATTTTTTATAAAAATTATCAGGTGTATAAATATGGAAAGTTTTATTATCAGCAAAAAATATATAGCCAAAATGCTCAGCACCTTCAATAAGATGTTCTAAACCATTTTTATCTCCTAACTGTTCAATATATTTACTCTCATTAAATTTTCCATGTAACTTATAATCGAAATTAAGTTTATTATTTTTGAATGCAAAATCAAGGTACTCTTTAACTTTCATGGAAATTTTTGCTTCAGTCTCATCTTCATCATTCAGTGACTCATCATCTAAATCTTTAGGTACATAATGATTTTGAAATTCCATAGAAATATGCTTAGCCTCAATTTCATTAAGTATTACACCTTCTTCATACTTAAGCTCAGTCGATTTAATGACATATTTCTGGCCCTTCCAAACTAAATAATTTTCATTAATCAAACTATCAAATATATCCGCGTTAACATTAGTTTTATAAGCAGTGAGAGATATGGATCGCTCATTATTTTGTTCATATTCATATTTAAAGGAACCAAAGTCAAAGTCATTAACAATTTCCGAAAATGTCCCTTCTCTATTCATAAATATTAGATTTTCCAATATTCTCACCTACCTATAGATGTAATTAAATATAAATTCTGTTTTAGGACTATTGGATATATTGTGACCTCTAATTAAAATTTCATTCCAACCCGGCGCTAAAGTAATAAAATCATAATTTGTGTCTTTACCAACTCTTTTATTATTAATATAAGGATGCACTCCTATAATAGAAACCGTATTACGCTTTTTGAGCGGTTTTTTATATTCAAATATATCATTTGTGGTTAGATTAACGATTTCAAATCCATAAGGTGCTGTAAGTGTGCAATTAATATTTAATTTGTGTCTTAATAAAGGGTTAATAGTATCTTTAGAACCGTTAAATATTTTAAAGTAACGAATATTGTGTTTATATTTAACTTCATCACTTCCTATAACACCTTGTTCAAATTGCCAACTTTCATCAGTCCAACTAAATTCAGAAGTATCTTTTAATGATTCTGCATATCCTTTGTAGACAGAGTAAGTCACCTCAATAAGTCCAAATTGACTTGTTAGGTTTTCATTACTCACTCCTTCTGGTATAACTGCATACTTTTTACCCGGCATATCTGAATGCCATACGAAATAAGGATCTCTCCTATTTATCAATTGACGTAACTTTTCTTTTGCTAATCTATATTCTTTATAATCCATGCCTTTATATGAAAATCTCAGTATCAAATTAAAAGGACCGAAATTCATCGGTCCTTGTAAAACGCCATCGCTACCATTAACTTCAATCTGATTAGACTTTCTATCTAAATCCTCTTCTTCAAATTCTAGAAACTTAAGATGAGGAATATCCGTTAGTGTTTCTTCGAAATGATCGTTAAATATTTTTACTTTTTTATTTTCCAATTTATAAACCTCCCTGGCTATAAGCAGCGAGTCTTAACCTTGAACCTTGTGCCTGACTTACATCGCGTTCTGAAAAACCTTTCGGTTGTTTTTCAATAGTTTTATTACTTCGTGCTATTTCCATTAACACGTTTATTTGTTTCTGTTGATTTTCTATCATTTGTAGTAGTAATTCTGCGTTATCAACTGTATTACTAGTAACACTAGGTGTACGTAATTGGTTAGGTCGTTTATTTCTGTTATTTCCACTAATTTTACTTGCAGCAAGATGTAACAATTTCATCGCATCTGATTGTCTGCTTGGATCTGTAGGTATCACTATCTCAGGGTATCCATCTTCTGCCAAATTATATAATCCAGCAGTGTTAATAAGACCGCCTGTAGCATAAGCATAATCACCAGCACGTTTGAATCCACCCCAACCATATTTTGCTACGATGTATCTCATAGCTGATATAGCTTCGTCTACAGGGTTCAAAATGTTCCCATGTCCCGGTTTAGCGAACGCTCTAAAAGATGGTTCAATCATTTGGAACATACCTTTAGAAGGTATTCCCGCTCTAGCATTGCTATCCCAGTTATTAACTGCTCCCGCCTGGAAATTAGATTCACGTTTGGCAACTCTCATCATTTGTTCGGTAATATAAGACGATTTATAACGTCCACCTAAAATAGATTGTGCTCTTTGAATTGCTCTACGTGCGTTTACAGAACCACTACCACCAACTTTTCCACCACCGTGACCTTTGAGCCACTTGAGTGGGTTTACAGTATTCTGGTTAGTAATATCATTATGTCTACCTTTTTCGACTTGGAAATGTAAGTGAGGACCAGTAGTCCAGTTACCACTATTACCTGTTTTAGCTATAGGTTCTCCTGCCTGTACCTTACCGTGTTTCAGTATTTTAGATAAGTGCATAAAAAATAACGTGAATTGACCTGTTAAAAGTCTTGCAACAAGCCCTCCGCCAAAGTTATGCAATTCACCTAACTGTCCACTATTCGTAGCATTGATTGTTGTACCGTATGGGGCACCAAAGTCAATACCGTAATGATGACCTCCACCAAAACTATAACCAGGAGCGCCACCATTAGGATAATATCCCGTAGTAATTGGGAACTTAGTAAAGGAAGAGCCATCGCCGCCACCGGCATCATTAAGCCATTCGTCAAATAATGATTTGACGCCACTCTTTAATTTCTTGTAGGCTCCTTGCATTAAATCAAAAGGTAAAGGTGCATCCTTGAGAAAATTAAAGTTAAATCCAACTTTATCAAAAATTTTGTTAACTAGCTTACCAGGGTGTCCTATATAATCAAATACATCTCCTATACCTGATATAACTGCACTTCCAACCTTTTTAGCTTTAACAGCAACCTCAGAACCAACTTTCTTAACTTGGTCTACTGCATTTCCTCCTAAGTCTTTGCCTTTTCCAACTGTGCTTTTTACAGCTTTTTTACCATTTTCAAGCATATATTCAGCTTTTTCTTTGATTGCTGAACCTATACTAAAACGAGGCATTTGGGATAGCATCGCATGAGTTTGTGTGCCATTATAAACTCTAGAACCTTTAGGTAAAAATGTGGTTGTATCTCTATTAGGTGTAATAGTTGTTTTACCATTAGGATACTCAATCATTTCATGCCTAAATCCACTAGGGCCATTACCTCTACCTTTGTCTCCAACTGTCGCAAAAGTGTCTCGGTTAATTTTCCCATGACTCACATATTTTTTAGATGCGTTTGTCCCCGTACTTAATTTAATAGACGGTAATTTATCCATACCTAATTTATCAGCAACCCAGTTAACACCACTAATCAATTTATTTAATCCTTTTTTAACGCCTTTAACCATTCCGCCAAAAAGATTCCCAATTTTACCGGTAACTGTTTTGATACCGTCTCTCATTTTATTCATGGTGCCCATAACTTTCGATTTCATGTTATTTACAATAGATACAGTAGTACTTTTAATGCCATTCCACTTTTTGCTCATGAAACCACCAACAGCCGACATGGTGTTATGAGTACCTTTTTTAAGTGATCCCCAAGCACCTTTGACACCTGACCATAGAGCTTTCGCTTTATTAACAGTACCTTTTTTAATACTGTTCCATTTAGAACTCATGAAACTACCAACTGCTTTAAATATGCCAATTGTACCTTTTTTGAGTGCATTCCATGTATTTTTAACTCCAGACCATAATGCTTTTGCTTTATTCACTACTGATTTTTTTATAGCCGTCCAGATTTTAACTGTGGCATTCTTTACAGCATTAAATATTACAACAATACCTTTTTTTAATGCGTTAAATACAGATAGAACGCCTTTGCGCAAAGCTCGAATAATTCCTAATACACCATTTTTTAATGCAGTCCACACTTTAATAGAGAAATTTTTAATAGCATTAAATATCGTAACTACAATGCGTTTAATAAGGTTGATATTAAATCTTACTTGCGCAACATATGCTTTAATAATTGCTATAACACCGTTTTTAAGCAACGTCCAGATTTTAATAGCAGCATTTTTCATGCCATTCCATAAAGCTGATAAGACATTTTTTAATGCTTGAATAGGATGTTGAACAGCAAATTTAATAGCGTTCCATATTATTACAGCACTTTTTTTAATCGCGTTCCAAATGGCAATTGTAGAGTTTTTAATTGCGTTCCAAATATTAATAATATAAGGTTTGATAAATCCAAATATGGCTACCGCTGCATTTTTAATAGCATTCCAAGCAGTAATCACACTATTTCTAAACGAGCTATTTGTTTTCCATAAATGAATAAGTCCAGCTACTAATAATCCGATGGCTGTAATAACTATACCGACAGGCCCAGTCATAAATCTTATAGCTAATCCTAAGCCTTTAGTTGCTAAAGCTGCACCTTTAGTAACTGCAGTCCAAGCCGTTGTTGCAGCTGCAGCAATTTTAGTTTTCAAAGCTTGTATAGTTTGAGATGTACTTAAAGCTGCTATTGCTAATCTATAGCCATTTGCGATACCACGAGCAGTAGCAGTAACACCATTCCATACCTTTTGACCAACTGCGCTCATTTTGGCTGCAGCATTATGTCTTATCATGAATGTTATAAGTGTCGATAAACCACTAAACATACCACCAATGGTTCTTACAAACTTACCGAATATTGTTAAAACAGGTCCCATAGTAACTAAAGTGATGCCTAACCATTTAACAATTCCACCTAGCGTTTTTTGAGTGGAACCGTCTAAATTTTGCCACCAATCTATTAGGCCTTTAATGCCATTGCCAATCGAAGCTAATGTATTACCAAGTTGTTCGCCAGTTTTAGCTGCCCATTCTTTGGCTCCTGGCGATTTCAACATAGATTCAAATTCATGCAAACCACCTTTGGCTTGTTCAAAGGTACTGCTTAAGAACGCTTCTCCAATTTGACCTATATAGGCTTTAGAGTTTTGTACCATACCTTTCCAAGATTTAGAATAAGCTCCTGCCATACCACCAGCGAAGTCATCCATAACTTCTAAAAATTCCTTAGAACTTACTTCTCCATTGGTAACCATCTCTCTGAAAGCGTCATAGGAAACACCAAGATGTTTAGCCATAGCATTACTAAATCCAGGCATACCTTCTTCAATCATATTTAATTCTTGAGTCATCAGTTTTCCTTGACCTTGAACTCTATTAAATATCATTGCCATTTCAGATACCGGTCTATTGCTTCCGACAGCCGCATCACCAACTAATTTAATATACTTCTCTAATTCTTTACCTTGTTTTACTCCTGCCGCTAAAGCACCTGCTGCAACATCGGTACCTTCAGCCATTGTTGTCATACCGCCTTGAATCGCATGTGTTACTTGTTCAGTAATCGAACCCACTTCTTTAGTTGAATAGCCTAAACCTTCGAGTTTTGCTTTGGCAGTATCAAGACCGACCAATCTGTCAAAACCTAGCTTAGCCGTTATACCTGCCATTGCAGTACCAGCTACTAATGCTGGCTTAGTAATTTTACTTGTAAGAGAACTACCTAAATTTTGTGCTTGTTGACCTACATTCTGCATGTTTGAACCAACGCTTTTAAAAGAATTGCTCAATCGACCTGCAATGGAAAAATTTTCCTTATAGTAACTGTTTAATCTACTATATTCATCTCTCATTTTATTAACTGCTATGGCTTGATTATTGTACTCAGTACGTAATCTGACAGCTTTAGCACTATTAGCACCTTGTGTTCGTGCAACTTCTTCGTATTGATTTTTGAGTGAATCTAAATTAGCTGTGCCTTGTTTAATGGCACCATCTAAATCATTCATTCGAGATTTGTAAGAAGCAGCACTTTTTTCTCCATACTTAAAGTTATTACTTGATAGTTTGAGGTCTGAGTTTAATGCTCTAAATTCCCTTTTTACTCCAGCTAGTGTCTTACTTATATTTACATCTCGCATTGACAGATCAATCTGCAATCCTTTAATTCTTTCTGCCATCACTCCACCTCCTTGCTTATAAGATGTATTACATGAACGCGTCGATCATACTGTTTGTTTTCTTGACGTTTTTCTTATTACTTTCGTCAACTAACTCCATGAAAAATGCAAAAGGCATATCTAAAATATCGTTAATATCCTTACCGCCTTCCTTAATCATTTGCAGCATGAGTTTCTTCATATTTTCTTTATGTTCTTTGTAAGAGATGGAATTTAAATGATTCTCGCTAGTTGCTTTTTTCTTTCTTCATCCATTTGACCTTGTGCAATAAATTGAATTTGTTGTTGTAACTCTTCTACAGCATCTGGTGCATGCAATCTGTCTAGTAAATCATCTTTTGTAAATTGGTTATTGTAGATATCAACCACCATGTCTAACATTTGGTCGATATTCTCTTGTGCAGAAGTGTTTTCGTCTGATGCACCGTCCATTAAATCAGCTGCATCATAGATTTTACGGAATGGAATTTGTGTAGGTGTAATATAAGTGTCGAATTTTGCGTTGCCTTCTGTATCTGTTACTGCGTTACCTTTTTTGTCTACTTGTACTAATTTAATAAAATTACGTTTAGCCATTTATAATTGCTCCTTTGATTTTTATTTGCAAATAAAAAGAGGACACGAAGTCCTCGATAATAGTTATTCTTCTAATTCTTTGATTAACGCTTTTCCACGTCTGTTGTTGCTTGTAGAAAGCTCTGAAATACGCTCATCAGAGATTTTTTTGTTCGCTGGTTTAGGATAAGTATCTCCAGTATCGTAAACTTTCTTCTTATCCTCTAAATCAATGAATTTGTGTAATACTTCATATTTTTTCTTAGCCATAATTAAACCTCCTGTTTATTACGCGCCTAAACCTGATTCTGCATCACTAGTTTCTTCTGAGTTGCTGCTTGGTGCAGATTCGCCAAAGATAGCTTCCCAGATAGCATCTTTCATAACGGTTGTACCTTTAGCATCGTGACCTAACAACATTGCTTTTTCTTCTTCAAAGCCTTTAACTTTAGCTTGCATAAATTCAGCGGTAGTAGAGTCAGAACTAAATTCTACGCCATCTTCTTTTGTATTACCTTCTAATTCAGGGAATGTGAATAATCCTTTAGGTAATCCCACATACTCGCGTGAACCATCTTCCATAGTTTTCGCAAACATAACAGCCACATATGGTGGTGTATCGTTACCAACTGACACGATGCCGTCCTCTGATTTTTCTAATCCGAACAATGCAACTCTGTCCTCTAATGGTAGTTTGTGGAAACCAGCTTCTACTTCGATAGTACCGTTAGCAACTGCCATTTCTGCAACTTGGTTATCACCATATGCCTTCTCGATGTCTTGATCTTTAGATACTGAAATTTCTTGTAAATATTTAATGCGTTCTGGATCAGCAACTTTTTGAACTCCACCTTCTCCATGAACTTTATAATAAAATTCTGTTAACCCTGTAAATGAACGATAGTTTTTCTCTGCCATATTAAAACACTCCTAAATTTTAAAATATTGTTTGCCTTCAAACCTTTTAGCTTGTCGGTAGATATTAAATTCTTTGATATATTCTGGTTTAATGGAAGATGTTTCACCAAATCCCAATACTTCCCACATTATTCGTTGTATTAAAAAGACGAGCCTATCTGATATGACTCGTCCATTTACACCTTTGTTCTGTTTTACAAATACATCTATTTGATATAAATATTCATACGTCAAATTATCATTGTCAGCAAAATCATCAGGCTTTGGTGTGTCTAATGGATCAATGACAATCACTATATCTTTGATTTCTTGCGCATTTGGATAATCGAAAAATTTAATGTTATTTTTGGAGACAAGTTTCATTATCTCTTCGTTATTAATAAGCGCTTCATATATCTTCATTATGATGTCATCCATCGCTACACCCGCCTTTTTATTTCTTCTTTAACTGTTTGAAAGTAGGTTTCGCGTCCTTCTCTCATAGCACGTTCAATCACACCTTTACCTGCTGTATTAACCCACTTTCCTGAACGATCAAAGTGACCATATTCGTTTAGATGGATAATACGATAACGTTGCTTAGGACCACGCCAATGAATTTTAACGGTTCTTACTCCGCTTATCGTCATAGGTTTTGAAAGTGTAGTTTCTTCTACCGACTCTCCAGTGTCTTTAAAAGTTTTCATATTACTTTTGATAATACTCACAACTTTGTTTCCACCTTTAGTTAATGCATAATCAGTGATACGTTTGGTTGCAGATTTTCCATATTGCTTTTCTAAATATGCTATAAGTTCTTTATCACCTTTGATTGATATCCCTATGATTCTTCACCTACCACTTTGATGTAATTAGGAGTTTTAGCAGGCGCAACGTTCTTAATGTCAAAAGTTAACCCAGCATACATTCCATTTTTAATTTCAAATACGTGATTGACTGTAGGTAGAAAGTCAGGCTGTGCATTTCTAATATTAATAGTTACAGAACGTTTACTCGTTTCTAAATTTCCTAATTGTACATCTTTTTGTGTGGGTTCGTATAGACCAGCGAAACAACTAAAAATTTCTTTCTTATCACTAACTCCTGCCTCAGGCCCATTATTTGAGACAGAATAAAAAGCAACCCTATAATCAAGCTCGTTAAGATTCATCGTCTATCACCTCGATGTTATCTTTTCGCCACTTAACTAGATTACTTCTTAATGTTTGTATAAGTTTCATTGATGATGCAGGCACATCAAATGATTGTTCATTAGATGTGATTGAACGATTATCGTAGTGGTGAGCAATAATATTTAAGACCGCTAAATTGAATATAGGATTATTGTTGTAGAATTTATCATCTTCTTCATCTAAAGAAACAGCAGCCTTAACCTCATTGATTGCTCCAGGTAAATAAACTTGCATAATCAAGTCGTCATCAAAATCATGATCAACACGTATCGCTTTTTTGATTGATTCAACGTTATCTATTTTGAACATTGATATCACCTACTTTACTTATGCTCCTAAATCCCCACTAGGTTCTGCCGCATCTTCAAATGTTACGAAGAAACCAGCATTTTTATCAGCTTGTTTTACATCAAAACGGAAAGCACCCATCAAGTATTTACCGTAGATTTCATTTTCAATCCATTGAACAGAAATGTCTGTACGGTCTGCAAATAATACACCACGTTTTACATCGCCAATAAACGCTAATGCGTCTCCGTTTTTACCTAATAAGTCATCACGTACAACTGTTACGTTCATACCTAATACAGTATTACCAGCAGTGTTGATTATACTGTCTTGTAGTAAATAGCGACCATTACCATCTTTCAAAGTATCTAATTTTTGATAGAAACTTTGTGTACAGATGATTTGTCGGTCATAACCAGGGTCTAATTTAACGTTAATAATTTCTTTTAAATCATCTACATTAGACACAGAAGTAGGATTGAACGCTTTTAACACTCCACCAATTTTTTCATTTAGAGTATTGATTTTTTGTTCTTTGATATTTTCAGATACGATTGCAGTTAAATTCGCAACAGAATCGTCTAACGCTTCTTGTGAGATTGGAATCGCTCCACGATATGTTTCAACTTCCCAATTTACTGTTTCGAATTCTGGACGAGCTAACTCTGGGTTTTTCTCTAATTCAGCCACAGTGTTGAATTTAGCGTTAGCACGTTTTAAGATTGGGTACTTACCACTTGCAGTTGATACTGAAGTTTTTTGTACTAATTCTGATAAGTCTTGGACTGTTTTAATTTCTTTTTCAGGAATATATTTAATATCCTCTGGGATAGTTACACCAACGTCATCTGATTTAACGTTGTCACGTTTCGCTCCTTTAGATTTCATGTACTGTTCAAACGCTAATACTTCTTCGTTTGTCTCTGGGTTTTGATTTAATTTCGCCATAGAACGTTTCGCTCCTTCTTTTTTCTTTTTGTCTTTTTCTTCTTCCAATTCTTCTTCCGTAGGTTCTTCTACTTTCTCGATAGCTGGTGGTTCTGGTTTTTCTTCAGATTCAGGTTTAACATCTGGCTTCGGTTTATCATCAGGTTTTTCTTCGTCTGACGGTTTCTCCTCTTTGTCGTCAGATGGTTTACTTTCTGACCCTTCTCCAGTGTCATCACCTTTGTTATCTTCGACTTCTGCACCTTCACTTTGAGGTGGTGTTTCTTCTAGCTTAGGTGCTGATGCTTCAATTTCTTGTGAAAGCTGTTCGAGTTCTTCAAACTCTTTTTTCTGCGCATCAATATCAGCTTTTAAATTACGAGCAGTTTCGAGGTCGCCCTTTTCGACTGCTTCTTGCGCTTTAGAAATCAGACTAGCGATTTCTTTTTTGCGCTCATCTAAATTGGCCATGCAATATCACTCCTTATTAAATTTGTACATAAAAAATAGCCTCACGTTTCAAAACGTAGGCTTTCTAAATCTAAAGCTATTTTCATTTGTTCCAACTGTTTAAATTTCTTTAAATCTCTTGCACGTTGACCGACCTCAACCGATGTATCTTTGTAGGCAGGTATTGTAACAATACTGACTTCGATAAGTTCATCGATTTTATTTATGGTTTGAACGTACTCGTTATCAATGTTTTGCCATGTACGAGCTGTTGAATCATTAGGTGGTAATGTATAGAAGAAACTACACTGATTTACGTTACCTGCCTTAATATTTTCATAAATATCTCTGGCGTATGATGTGTTAGGTAAGTGGCACTTAAAATACAATCCTTTTTCATCCACTTGTAACTCAAGTGTTCCTGCTTGCGTTCGACCTATAACATAGCTGAAATCGTGATTAATTAAACATTTCACGTCGCTTACATCTACACCGTCTAAGGCATTTGGCGCTACTATTTCTCTGAACCCACCCAAGTCATCACTCATTGAATTAAAGATAATTGCGTAACCTTCAACAACCATGTCTTGCTGCCCAGTGTCAACGTTACTATTCGTCATACTCATCACCCCCTTTAATGGAGTTCTTTTCGACTTCTTTATCAATCTTCGATTTTTGGTAATTTTCTAATGTGTTAAGAGGCGCTCTGTTAAGGTCAACCAATGGTTGTTCACCATGTTCGATAGGTTGATAACCAAATACACTTCTTGCTTCGTCTGTTGAAATAATCCCTTTACTATGCAACTCAGTAATACGTTGTAATTGTAATTCTGGATCAATATCAATAAGACGAGATGAGTCGAACTCTAATTCGTAACCAGAATCAATGAATTTAAATATTTTTGTTTCAAGTTCTGCAATCATCATCTTAAATATTGGATCTAATGTACTTTGAAGATACTCAAGATTTGCTTGTGTAATAGACGTATTGACTGTTTCAATACCTAACTTAGATACTGGTAAACCAAATGCTTTAGCAACTTGAGACGTACTAAACTTATAACTGTTTAAGAAGTTTAAAACTTCGACTGGAATTTGTAGTCTGTTAAATTCCATTGTGTCATCGATAGCAACTAAACCACCATTGTTTTTTAATTGACTTTCTGAAAAGTTCTTTTTCAATTCTCTTAATTGTTCAGCATTGATTTGCCCTTTTTTATACTTCAACACTGATGTTGATGTACCGCCATTATCGAAGAAGTTACGTAAGAAACTCTTAGATCCTTGAGAAATACCAATTTCGTGTGCTAAAGCATACAAAGGACTATAACCCACATATCCATCTAATGTAATGTATCTAAAGTGCAATATATCTTCACTGGTTATCTTTGCAGCGTTACCTTCCACATCTTCGCTCACGTTGTAGACAATATCTCCGTCTTTTTCTTCAACTCTTACTAAATCATTATGTAAGAAGTGAAAGCCTACGGGGAAGTCATTTTTATCACGTACAATTTCAACAAAAGATTGTCCATTGAGTAACATGTTGGCGATGATTATAAACTTAAAGTGCCAACCTGGTAAGTCTGAATGTGGATTATTGTTGAACAAATCCAATATTTGGTTCATCACAGTATTTATTTCATGACCTTTAACCTTTAATTTAGTACTTGCAATGTCTGCTGAAATAATTCGTGTAGCAGTAAATACATCACTGTTTCGTAACGCGTTTATACCAACATAGCTTGAATGTGTGCCATGTTCTTGCCAATACAACAATCTCTCTAAATCTCTGTTCATCTTTTCTTGTTTGCTTGTAAACCCTAAATCAAGTAATGGCATTAACTGTCACCCCCTTTCCGACTCATCGAGGTGTTGTCATATGCTTGATTTAAAACGCCAGAGAGACCGATAAGCAACAACCCACCAATAATATAAGCTAAAGGTTGCCAAAGTATAAACAAACCGTAGAACAGCCCTATTAAACCCACAACTAATAATAGTATTACTACAAATGCGTATAAGAATTTTTTCATCATCACACCTCCTATAAGAACAATGGCATTAAAGTTTCTGTATCCCATTCATGTTCACAAGCCATTACATAAGCAAATATGGTCGACATGAGTGGATCTATCTTTTCTCTGTTCATTTTCTTTTCAATCATTAATGAGTCATTAGTATCTTTAGCCACCGCGTTTTTAATCGCAATGTCTAACAACGGGTTTTTATAATGTTTGATGTCTCCGTTAATCACTTTCAATCTAAAATCTAGTATCGGATTAGATAACGTTTGTGGCCCTTGTCTGATTTCTAATAAATCATATGGCCAATCTCTACGTTCAATTTCTGCAATAACACCATGTATTGAATATGGGTCATAACATATCGCTTGTACATCTAGGTTGTATTGATTGATGTAATCTTCAATGTAATTCAAAACTTGGTCTGTATTGATAATACCGCTTTGCAAATCGGTAATCGTACAATAACCGTTTTCTGCAAGTTGTCTATAATCAATAAAATCTCTATCAATTTTTCCATCCAGTCCACCTTTAGTAGCCACAAACGAATGACTTGTCACATAATATTGCTGACCATCTTCATTAAGATGAATGAATGATACTGCGGTTAAGTCATCAGCACGCGACAAATCTAGGCCGATATAAGTTTTAGACCCATGTATATCAAAATCTGTTTCATTCTTTTTCCAATCATTGAAATCTAAGTAGGATTCCGTACTTGCTTGTAACCAATAATTGAAGTTTTTAACAAGTACCTTGAACATAGATCCTTTTTTATTAGCCTCTGCTACGCGCTTTTCTAAATACTCTTCAATTTGTTCTTTCAAGTCGTCTGACTCATTTATTAATGGATTAGATTTAGCCCATGTTGTCTTATCTTGCCATTCATCTTCCGAATCTTGTTCGTAGATAATCGCAAAGTATTCTGGATCATCATAAACTTCAACTAAGATATCTTTAGCGTAAGGCCATTCATTTGTATACATTGGCGAATTCAAGTTAAAACCTGCGGTACTGATAATAAAGATAAGTGATTGATATAAGTTACCTTGACCTGATTGAATTAATTCGACCATTTCGTCTGTCTTAGCTGCATGGTATTCATCAATAACGGCTAGGAACGGTTCAAAACCATCGACTGCACTGGTATCACGTGACAATGGCATAACAAAAGAGTCATCACGCAAGTTATTAAGCAACTCTCGTACTTTTTTAACGTCTTTCTTTAATTCTGGTACTTTTGATACTAAATGCATAAGTTGTTTAGTTACCATGTTGAACACAACACTTGCTTGTTTCTTGTCATTGGCAGCGCAAAATATTTGTCTGCCTTCTATAGGCTCTCTATCGAATAAAAAAGAATAAAGGACAAGACCACTTACCAAAAGTGACTTGCCTCCTTTTCTTGCCATTGAGATAAATGCTTTCTTGAATCTCAACATATCTTTATCTTTTGTGAACCAACCTCTGACACTGGCGACAATGAACTTTTGAAACAATGTCAATTTGTGTATCTTACCTTTTGTATCAGGTAGTGTCTCCATGAATTTAATAACCTTTTTAGCACGTTTAGGTTTATAAACATAATTCCATTCAGAATTATCTTTCGACCTGTGTATGTCTTTTAAATGACGAATACAGGCAAGTCTAGTATCCTTACATGTAATGTATGCACCAGATAGAACCATAACACAATATTTGTATGCATCATCTCTTAGATTATTAGGTATATTCAGAAGTTCTTCATATGCTTTAGGTATCTTAACGTTAGTCATCTTCATCAACACCAAATTCATCATAAACAGATTTTGCTTTGTCTTTTTCAACCGGTACAACTAAGCGCATACGACTATCAATTGTCATACCTAACTTACCGCATATGCTTATAATCTCTCTTGTAGTATCCATGAATGTGACATATGGTCCTGTTTTACGATGGTTATCAGGTTGATATGTGCCTACTTGTTGCATTTCTTGATATGCTTCATCGCTAATATCAACTAATTGACAATATTTTTTTATCAAACCATAGTCGAGTTCTGCAATTGGTAATTGTTGTAAAAGAGGAACAACACGCACCCATTCTTTAGTAGCACCTTCGGTTAAATCTTCTGGTAAGCTTTCTGCATCAATCTGATCAAACTCATAAAGCCCATTTTCAACGTTCTCAGCTTCTTGTAATTCTTCTTTAGTTCGGTGTCCCTGCTTTTGTAGGTTCAATTTACGTGGTCTAGCCATCTGACCACCTCCTTTTGTAATATTACAACACTAAGTTTTGGGAAATTGGGTGAAAAAAAGGCCGGCTCGTTTAACTCGAATCCTAGAGTCACAGGGGGTTTATATCGCCCCGTTAATTTTATAAATAATTATTTCCTGAAAATTAATTTTTGTGAATTTTATTGTGACACCCGATACACACTGCCTCTAAATTATCCATATCCAGTCTTTTACCCCAGTCCTCTTTCAGCTCTACCTTATGATGAACAATCAAATCTTTGTCATTTACTATGCCTTTATTTAAACAATGTTGACATAAGTAATTGTCACGTAATAATACTTGTTTACGTAACTTACGCCATTGCAAACTATGATAGAAGTCAGTATATTTACTATTCTGAGAGCTATATCTAACCTTATTGTTATACCTTTGTGTATTGGCTTTCCTATAGTCTTGTAGCTCGCTTTGACTATAAGTTCTGTTTCCTAATCTAACTTTTGGTTCTTTAAACAAATTTTCTTTTCAACTTCTTTCAATGAATTAAATTTCAATTAAAAATATAAAAGTAAAAAGACAAAACGAAATAAGATTTATAATCTCAAATCATTTTGTCTTTAACTTTAGAAAATGTTTTATCAATCAAAAAGATTAAGATTAAGAAAACATTTCTTTTAACATTCAATTGTTAAACAACAAATAATATTAACAACAAACAAACTTTACTTTTGATTTATTATTTAATGTTTCTATCAATCTTTTAAACTAACGAAACCTTTTGACATATAAATGAATGTTTATTGTTATGTATGTCACACACTAAAGTGATGACCTAAAAGTATGTGACCTTAAATAGTATGACCTTAAACCCCACCTTTAATATGTGTGTCCTTACTTTATGGGTAGTTAAGATAGGCGCATACAAAAAGACACGCTACAAAAGTAACGTGCCTCAAGAATATAGTGTTGGATCACATACCTACTGAATAACAACTCCACTTCAAAAGGTGCTATCTAGTTTTCCTTATACTACTATAATACCCTATTGACAACCCGCACTTCTAGTATGTCGGAAGTGCGATTAATCAAAGCTTATCCAACCAATTCGTTTAGCTGTTTCTCTCATCAATTGGTTACGCATGCGAAGTGTAGCATCTCTGCTAATCACTTTGTTATCTTCTCTTGCCTTTGTTAGTTCATGTGCAATGTCTGGCCACTCATATATTAATAAGTCTTTTTCCCAATACCTGTATTCAATAATAGCTTTCTGTTCAGGTGTCGCATTTCTATACACATCTTCAACCGCTGTGATAGTTGCCTGTAAGTTACGATATTTATCATCTTTATGTAGCTCAATTATTTCATTTTCTACAGGACTGCTTGGAAGATTAGATTTTCCGCCACCAGTATTTGTATCTTGAGGTTGATATAATAACTCGTATCGCCTATATAATAGTTGCCCTTTCATATCTTCATACTTGCGAAAGAACTGTTCTAACTTTGGTATATCTTCTTTACCTAGATTCATAAGAAACCTCCGATACTTATTTTTTATTATCTTCAAAATACTTAATCTGACGACTTAATAGTTCGTTATAGTATTTATATTCACTTGCTTTGACTCTCAGTTCACTTTGAACACATAATGATATTAAGAGTGCAACAGCTAATACAATAGAAAGAATAATCCACATTAATAACTCACCTCATTAATATCTTGCTGATCAGTATTAATTGCATAATCACTCGGCACTTCCACCTCATCGTTTGCAGTCAACTTGTAATAAACTTCTCTGCCAATCCATTTGCCTAACTCGTACATTGCTATAGTGAACCAAAGTCTTATTAGTTTCTTAATCATTTTATCGACTCCTTTAATATTACAATTTTGAAAGTTTGATAAAACCTCCTGTAAATCTCGAAAATATTACGTTATATTTGCAATATCAATTAGGAGGTGTAGAAATGAGCAAATCAGCGAATAATGTGTTAGCTTCTTTTTGCTATTTCAGTGTATTTTTCATGCCTTTTTTATTTCCACTTATCGTTTGGATATTAGCTAGTGGTAATACTGCAAGACATGCTAGAAAAGCCTTACTTTACCATATATTACCTATTATTTTTATAATCGTATCAGCAGTAATACTATCTACAATTAGTAATGATTACAATAATATAACTTTTATAGTAGGTATTATTATTGGCTTACTTGCAATATACTATATGATTAAAAATTTGTTTTTAGGAATAAAATTACTATTAGCTTAGAAGTAAAAAGTCCTTTTGGGCTTTTTACTTTTTTTGCCTTACTTTTTGTTACTCTTTGCGAAGTATCCTTTTAATCTCTGATACTATATCCTTACTCTCCTGTGCTTCCATATGCGCCTCTGTCACTTTCTTTTTCAAACCAATCAACCTGCTTGGGTGTAGGATATACAACTGGTGCTACAACTAATTGCGCTAGTCTTTCTCCTTTTTCTACTGTGATATCTTCGTTACCTATGTTATCTGTGATGATACCGATTTCTTTATTGTATGTTTGGTCTATTGTTCCTAATGCTACACGTAACTTTGTTTTAAGCGACTTACCTGATCTAGGTCTCACTTGTGCTTCATATCCACGAGGTAAGTTAATAGCCACGTCAGTTTTAACTGCTTTTGTTTCTCCTGCTTTTATGGTTGTTGTTTCTGATACATACAAATCTAATCCACTATCCGTAGAATTTGCTCTCTTTGGCATAGTCGCGTTTTCTGATAATAATTTAATTTCTAATGTATTTGTCATTTACTGTCCCTCCATTTTCTACTAAACTCTTCGAATTACTTTCCACTATCTTGTCGTACATCTTTGCTTTGCGATATACTTCGTTAATCTCTTTGATTAGTAAACACCCGTCATGCCCTGTAAAAGCTGTAGAAGATACTATACAGCGTTGAATAAACTCTCTATTGTTCATTGCAAGCCTCCAAATCATTTAGTAAGTTATTAAAATCGTTAGTACCGTCGAGTTCGTCCATGCGTTGTAATTGTTGTTTTACAACTCTCTTACCAACTAATATATTTGCTATCTCATCAGTTAGCATATTGTTTGTAATATTATTACTTTCGCCATGAAGTTCAATATACTTTTGTGTTAATTCGTCTTTTAGCGTTGTCCACTTATTGTCTTCCATTGTGTATCACTCCTTTAAATTTATAATTACATGACAGATGTTTTGAAATATTGCATTTGGCTCTCTATCTTTTAATGTCCCGTTAACGATTAAATCATCTATCTCATCAAACGCCTTTGCTTTCCTTTTTGTTTCTGCCATATCATTGATGAGTTCATCACGTTGTTTCTTGTAAGCGTCACGTTCTTTCTTTAATTGTTGAATATCATCAGTCCATTTTTGTACTTGTGATCCATGTACAACGAATTTCGGATCTTCTGCCATTTACTCGTCCTCCAGTAAATTTTCATCTTCAAACACATTACCTACAACACTACATTCTTTAAAAAATATTGTTTTTTCAGATGTTGGCAAATCATAATAATATTTATATTCTTTAGCAATCGTACTGTCCTTTACCATAAAGTTTTCCAAAAAAATACCTTTAACCTTATCTATAATTACCTGTGCTCTATTTATTGTTTCAACTATAGCTTCATCATCGAATGGATAACAAAAAGATTCATCCTCAAATTCGATGATGTCCCCCTCGTATATCTCTACACCGTTCTTATCTTTTAAGCCTGTTGATTGCATTAATACATAATCTCTAACTAAATCCTTTGTAATTCCGTATATCGAACCGTCATTAACTTTAACCCATTCATCTTCGATATAAATCGTTTCTACGTTCCACATTTTATTTTCTGTTTTATCCCACGCTCTAAATTTAATCAATGATTTCCCCGTCCTTCCAAATTAAAGTCATTGTATTTCCTTCTCTTATCCAAAATTCTTCGCTAAGATCACTTTTTACTTTTGAAATAGGTACATTTTTATGCTTTAAATAATTGTTTAATTTTGTGTGTTCATAAAAACATTTAATTACTGTATCCTCTGTGATCTCTTCCAGTGCGACTTCTTCTTCAACTTCTAATGTGAACGCTTCTTCTTTTTCATTGTAAGTAATATAATTTTCTGTTTTTAACTTCGGTTTAAGTAAGTTGTTGTATCCACCTTCTGTTTCTATATAAAGAGTAAACTCTGTTTCTTCAAGATCTAATAGATACTTTATAAATTCTTTAGGTTTTAACGTTACTTTCTTTTTTATTTTTACCATTCATCATGCACTCCTTATTTATTGGTTTGGTAATCCATAACTCATTAACTCGTTATATAATATGTCATCTCGTAATTCATCTATTAAATTACTTACCTCTTTATGTGTCATAGCTTTTATTTCTTTACGACTATAATCAATAAGTGAAGTTTGTTTTTGCAGACCCCTAACATATTCCACTTGTTTATCTGTTGCCATTCCTTACACACTCCCTGTTCTTTTTAATATCGTTCTCACTAACTTTCATCGTCACTCTGTTTTCTGCTACCTTAACCACAAAGCCGTTGATACCTAACTTGCGTAATTCCTGTTGTATCTGGGTAGGTGTCTTGCCTCGTGTGTTATATCTGTATCGTTGGTTGATTGTGTCGGATAGTATCATGCATTTACCTTCTCGTACTCATCAGCCCACATGTACATCAACCCGTCACTCACATATCTACGGTTGCACTTTCTAGCAATGTTGCGTCTGTCGATGAATAATACTTTTCCAGCTTCTACTGTACTTGCGAATTCTTCTACAATTTTGTTGTCGCTATCCACTAGGTATACTGGTTTGGATACACCTTTATTTCTGCGATACAATCTATATTTCTGTAATGTAGATTGGAATAAGTTATCTGAAATAAAGTTGTTGTATCTACTATCTTTCGGATATGCGTGCAATCCGTTTTTCAAGTTACCGATAAACGTTTCATACACAATATCTGCTGCACGATACTTCTTATTCTTATAAATAACTGTGAAAATACCCTTACAACCATTCGCAAATTTGTATTTCCCATCAGGTCTTTTCATTCTGCCTAAGTTACTTACATATAAGTCGTACTTCTCGCTATACTTCCAAATTTCATCTTTTGCTACAACTCTTTCGTTAAACTCCTGTTTCTTATTCACTCTCGGCATGGTGTCGGTAAAGAAGCACTTCAACTTATCGTTATATGTGCCACGTTCCTTTTGGTACCACAATGTATTGAGAGGAATACCTGTAATATTGTGTAAATGAGATAGGTTTGTTTTAGTCACCGTGTGGCTAAATGGCTCGTACATATACACCATAATTAACCCTCCCACTTCTCAAATGCTCTGTTTAAATACCAACGCGCTTTATCTAAATCTTCTTTTCCATTCTTTCGATTAGCACGACTGATATATTTGATTGCATTACCAATTGCAAATGCTAACTCTGGTTTGTAATCTTTAGTGACCTGCTCTATAAAATCCATTATTTCTATATCTCCATACGTGTAATGTGACGGGTGGTTAACCTTGTCATCTAAAGTCTTTTCAACTTTTTTACTAGTTGGTTCAAAAGCACTGATAAAGTCAGTGTTTTCATCAATCATCGCTACTCTGCCATCGCTTGATTTTACGCGAGCATAATATTTTTCGTTTTCATCACAGTATACTTGCTGCACCTTAGAGTATTGATCTATGTTGTTAGCATCTCTAAATACAATTCTTTCTCCTACACTCAAATCTTTAATGCTCATGATCTAACCACCTTTCTAGGGAATATGTCATTCTCCATAAGATGCGCGCACCATTTACCACGAGGGTGTTTTTGAGCCACTGTAAACAAGTGTGGTTTCTTTCGTTTCAGCTCTTGTAATCTGCGTTGCTCCATTCTCTCTTTATAACTAGCAATTTCGTCCTCTTTAGGTTTCAAACTATCCCACTCACTACGTCTTACTCCAATAGGTGCTTCTATTGCATCTTCAAACTTCCAACCAGAAGCTAATCTTTGTCTTAAGATATCGGGATTGATATCTGCTTCTTTCATTTTCTCTACTACATCTGGTGTAATAGAGAAGTATTTATTTTTAACTCTCATTTTTGTTGCTTCCATTTAATTCAACTCCCATCCAGTTTCATCTATATCTACTCCCACAACTTCTGCTTCTGACAAAAACTTGTCTTTATCATCGTGGTATAACTTGTTATAGAATTCTTCCTCTTCATACATATCGCTTACTCTGTTGACTTCAACAGGAACTTTTACTTTCATATCAACTTTCGCTTTGATTTCTATTGTCCCTTTGTACATTCACTCCACTTCCTCTACATTCATGATTATTTTTGGTTCTTCTGCATATTGCTTAAAACTTTCAATGTGTGCAATTTGGTTATCATCTTTCCATAAGTGATCGTTAGCAGCGTCTAGCACTGTTTTGATTAAATTGTCTATATCTGGTTTCGTACGTTTATATTGACCTATCGATATTAACTTTTGATTCTTAGTCCAACTTTTAGGTGGTGCGAAGTAAAAATATATTGATACTTTCAATCTACTGTTCAACATCTTTTTAGGTAATTGACTCTGTATATATGCTTTATGCTTTGTATAAGACGTTGGCATGTATGTTTGGATAAACTTACCTGCATTCCTAAAACGTGGACGAGGAGAGCCGATAGGTTCCTTATACGTATCGTTAAAATTAATCTCTATTTCCATAACTCACCTCAAAATAATAATTCGTTAATTGTCATCTGTTGTTGCAGTTCTTCTTTTCTGAACAACTTATGTTTACGTTTAAGTTTTTCTAGTTCATCTTTCGTTACTGTTCCTGAGAATGTGTTTCTAAAGTGTATGCCTGCATAGTTACCTAGTTTGAATGTATCTTCTCCTAACGGCGTTACACTACACATCTCCCAACCGTCAATTTGATACAACATGTATTGCTTTTTAAGTCCGTCGATAAGCCCCATCTGGTTGCCTCCATTTCGTTTCATTCATGATTAATTCCTGAACTTTTTCATATT